TTCTCACGGTAGCCTTCAAGGTGGTCGGCACGGAAACGGTTGCACGCACGGCATTCGGCATGGCAATTGTTCTCATCAAATCGGGTAGCCAGATGCGTGCGGCTGAAATAGTGACCACAGTCGGCTTGCCCGAACGGTTTTATCTGTCCACATGATATACATCGGAAGAAACCGTTTGGCATACAATCACGAAGCCGGATGAAAAGGGAAAACTCTTTATCGAGCTTAGCTTTCAAATCCGGCTTCTTCTTTACTGTTACCCCTGCTTTATCAAACAGAGGTAAAGGATTGTCTTTTTTCTTAGCCTTGGTTCGTTTTATGTAGTATGGCATTCTACTATTGGTTTACACAATTCAACAACACGTTTACAATCCTCCACATCAAACATTCCTATGTGGCAAACTTCATATGGTATTCCTAATTGAATGGATAACCACAAATAAGCTTTATTTCTATTTGAAGTGTTGGGGATATGTTTCTTCCAAATTTTATTGATAAGATTGGTCTTAGCTATTTGGTCAAAGTAGAAGTGGGCTTCCTTCTTGGCTTCTCTTAGCTCAGCATTTGCCAAACGTCCTAATGCTTGGTCTGTACCTTTATGCACACCTACATAAGCCCTGCAATCATGACACAGATAAATCATACCGTAGGAACGTCCGTAGATTATGGAGCTATCCACGTATTCAGTAGGCTTACCGCAATAAGGGCAAATCTTTCCAGTTAATATTTCATTCATAATTTTTTAATTAAAAGCCCCGAAGCATATTCTCCGGGGCACAACCATTATTTATTAACCCATGCCATTGATGTGTGGCTCACATTATTCCATCGGGAACACTATCTGTATGCGCATTACAGAAATATCCATTTGCAACTGAATACTTTCATGTTCCCTTTCCAACACAAGTTTGTGGACGGGACCGGTAACGATCCGGCATACACACTTCCGGCTGTGCGCAGTGCATTCCATACGCCCGCCCATGTTTGCCTGCTATATCTTCACAGACCTTGCAGGCAGGTTAACAAAGTTATTCCATATAAGCCATTGAGAACTCTTTCGGAATAAACCGCCCGACTGGGATAGGTTTAGCAGATTCAATAGCCGTGTGAATTTCTCTCTTTCTGAACTCATGTCCCTTTTCTTTGGCTTGTTTCTCACATTCTTCCTCTTTGTTTTTGAGATAGTGGGTAATAAGCATCATCGCTCTATCAACATTGAAGGTATTCACGACAAAGGTTTGGACTCTTTCGTCTTCGTTATCTCCTTCCGTAAAGGTGATTTTCGTCTCAATTTGATAGAATTTCTTTTCATTCGGTTTAGATTCTTCGTCACGATCTTCAGTCTCATCGTCCATCTTATCAACGTATTCTGCCATAGTGATTTCATTTTTAAGATAGGCAAGCGAAGCATCGTCAACCTTGCGTTCTTTCAAGTTGTCAGTAAGAATCACGCAGGAATCGAACTCCTTTATCATTGTCGGGGTGAATCCGAACTGGTAATTGAGTTCAATGTAGTC